GATCGTACCGCTCTTTTAATCTGTTCCTTTGAGTATTTCATCAATCAAGATGTTTAAGTAAGTGACGAAAATAGCAAGTACCAATGCAAACATCCCAAGAGACTTAGAAATCAAATATAGGCAGGTCATAAAACCCCACGCTACATTTATAAATTTAAGTAACTGCCAAAGATGCCTTTTCATTTCGGTGTAAATTTAATAGGATGTGATATTTCATTTCCATTAAAGTCTAAGAGTTTGCCGTTCATTTCAAAGTGTACCTCCATGTGTTTATTCTTATAGTTCTGAATCAGCAGCTTGATTTTCTCTTGAACATCTTCAATGGAGAGAAACTCTCCATATCCGATGTCTTGCCATTCTGTGAATTCGTTGAACTTATTGATAAACCTACGCTTCAGAATAAAGTTAGAATGGGAGGTCGTTGCTTTCTTTCTCGGCATACTGAGGTTTAGATTGATGTGCTTGCTTTTTCTCTACCACCATCGCTGGTTTACCATCAGACCAAAATACTTTGCCTGAGCCTGTCCAGAACTTCTGCTTTTTAGCCTCTCTGTCCTCTTTTGTCTGAGATACATAGGACTGAACATTCTGTCCGTAATCGTTCGCCTCATCGTTCATGGAGATGGTTAGAGAGACTCCTTTTAGACCCTTTGCCTTAACTGTGCTAAGTAGGGTTTCTAGTGTTTCCTGCTTTAGGAAGATTTCTGATAAATTTGCCATTTTTTTTGTTGTTTTTGGTTTGTCTTGTAATATTAACTTATTGATTTATTGGATAAAAGAAAATTCTGATATTTTTCATAGAAGTCAGCAAAGTTTTTAACTATCCAGTACTGACCTCCTGACTTTTCTATTGCCTCTTGGTAGACCTTCTGATGCTCTGACTGCCTATCTCTGCCTATTTTTACCTCTATCTTTACAGACCTACCAAGTATTGTAGCTGATATATCCGCTGATCCTTTGGTTGCCGTTGACTTTCCCCATGTCATAGAACCGATTGTCTTGGTTCTGCCTATGACATCTGTGACTTGCTTTCGGTTGTCGATTGGTCTACCCATCGTGTTTATCCGCTCTGCTTGGTATCCACTAAGCTCTAGGAATTCTTTGACACACTTGGTGAGCCCATTGGCTGTCTTATCCTCGTACTTCGGTGCTGATATGGCATACTTAGGAACATTAGGATAGGATTCTAGCATGGACTCCTGCTTGAGTTGTTTAAGAATTTCAAGTGGTTTCATATAGATAGTTGCTTATCAAGTTGATTGTACTGCTCGATTGCCTTAAATATCTGATACACTACCTGTGGAACTATTGCGTTTCCTCCTGCTTTAATTGACTCGTTTCTCCATTTAGGAAAGGTAATAGAGTCCAATCTGTTGGAAAGCCCATCATCTCCATTACAAATTGGGGAGACAGTTGGGAAGGCTTCCCATTCTCTTGAGCCATTAGATGATTTAGTTCGCTTCTTCTTGATGGTTCGTCTAAAGGTCTCTCCTTCTCTGTTCCCGTATTCCAACATCTCGCTGTTGGAGTCGGAAGCATATTCATTGCTACCGTGCTTGGTAAATCTTGTGCCTGTCCCTTGTAGGCTCTCCCTTGTGCCCCTTTCCAATCCCTTGCTTGTGGAGTTGGTATCATTCCCAACTTTTTCATTGTTGGTGGGTATCCACTCATTATCTCTTGAGCAAGAGTTCCGCTGTTCCCCGATATTGGATTCTTTTTGCCCGAACTCACTTCCCCATCCATCTTTGTTGGAGTTTTTAACAGACCCGAATAAAGAACTTGACTCAGTAGGCAGTTGTACTTGTTGTTTGGGTGAGGTGCCTGGTTCAATCCATCCTCCGTTCTCTTCTTTTGCCTCGTTTGATAATTTTCTGGACTTTCTGCTATCTGCACAAGATTTGGAGTAAGCAACAAACCAAACCCTGTCCCTTCTGTGTGGAGCGTTGACGCTTGCAGCTGGAAGTACATACGGTTGTACTTCGTACCCTTGAGCTTCCAAGTCAGCTTGCACCTCGTGGAATACCAACCCTCCATCCCAATTAACAAGTCCGAGAACATTTTCGCCCACGACCCATGTCGGTTGAATTTCTCGTATTGCTCTAAGCATTTCGGGCCATAAATGGCGTTCATCCTCTTTGCCTTTTCTTTTTCCTGCCATTGAATAGGGTTGGCATGGGAATCCACCGGTAATGATGTCAATTGTTCCTCTGTGAATAGAGAAATCTGTCTTTGTGATATCATGATATGATATTGCTTTAGGCCAATAATAATTTAAAACTTTCTGTCCAAACTCATTCCACTCACAATGCAATACATTCTCCCATCCCATCCATTCGGAGGCTAAATCAAAGCCTCCTATTCCGCTAAATAGTGATCCATGTCTCATCTTAAAACGGCAAATCAAAAGCCTCCAAATGCAATACAGGAGTCTTGTAGTCTGTACCGAACCTAGAAATATACTCAAATGCAAGAACTCTATTTGCTTCTCTCATCTTGAGCCAAATCCCCTGGGTGTAGGTCTTATCATAGTCCCCAGGTCTTTCTTCCATAAACTTATCCCAGAATACTTCAAATGGGATTTCTGATACTTCGTCTAGTGCTTCAATCATTGTTCTAGGTTTTTAAATGTGATAGGATATTGACATAGGTAAGGCATTACCGATTCTAGCTTAGCAAACTTTATGTATGCACCATTGACATCAAGAGCCTTAATCTGATGTATTAGAATCTTTGGCTCTCCTTTTACTTGGTCAAATGAGTATCTGACAATCTCAAATGACCCTAACTCTTTTCCGTTAATTATCATTTCTTTAAGTGTTTATAAATAGTTGTTCTACTAACATTCAGTAACTCTGCTAACTCAGAGCGATTAAAATCAGGGATGGTCTTGTGGATCATCTCGATTTTCTTTTCTATTGACTCATTCTTCATCGAACGAATAATCTCACTAAGCTCATTTGATTCCAAGCTGCTGACCTTAATCTTTTTAGACATAGCAATAAAATAGTTACTCAACTTCTCTGCCTTCAGCAATGAATCCATAGTAACAAAGTCAAAGTTCTTGCCTGTCTCAAATGACCAAAGCGTATTAATTAGCATAGCAAATCTAGGTACATAAGCCTTCTGCTTACTCAACATTGACTTGACATATTCCGATATGTCATCAGAGTTCTGCAAGTCTGTGATGTTGTTGAATATCCGCTCCCACTCAATATCTGCTAGGCTATCAAATCGAATGATTCGACTCTCAATCTCACCGAACTTATTGTACTGCAAGACCTGGTTTCTTACTAGGTTATAGAACTGACTAATGTAAGCCTCGTACCAATCCAATATCTCTTGGTCAATCGAGTTCTTGTTGTAATGCTCAATCTCCTTGTCAGGGTAGCTCACAAGCAATCGGTCTAGGAATCCATTGTCTTTGTTTTCCATAGTGGATATCTGCGAGAATATACCAGGCTGAATACCACCAAGCACAGGAATCAATGGGCTCTGCACAAAGCTACTCTTTGCAGTCTTGCGTGTAAGAATCGCTGCTTGGTTAGACCAACAAGACAACCAGAACTCAAGATCAGAACCAGGCTTGTACTTGTTCATGTCCTTAATCCATCCGTTCAGCTCATCCTTAAATACTGCAATGCCTACTTGGTTTTCCTCATGCAAATCCGCCAAGGCTTCGACAGTAATATCATTTACTATCAACTGCTTTCTGACAGGCTCCCTAACTTCCTCCACATCCTTCTTCTCCTTTGCAGTCAATCGCTCGTACTCCTTGTACTTCTTGTATTCGTTCTGAAAGTGCTTAATCTCAAAGCTATTCTTCTTAGCAATCGGGAAGATGATGGCATTTATACTAGGGGTCTTGCCTAGTCCTGCCTTGCCTATCAAGCCAATCCAAATGTTGCAAGACTCTCTCCATCCTGTTTTTACTTCCACCTTACAAGCGTTACCAATGCATAGCGACAGAAGCCAAAGTAGGCTACATCCCATGTAGTCAATAGAATGATTAAGTGTTTTCTGATTCAACAGAATATAACTCTGTATTGAGTCTGGAAACACATCAATCGGGAATATCAAGTCTTCCTTAGGAATTTCAATCTTTTCAATCTCGACTTTTCGAATCTTTCGCTCTCCATAGCCTTCTTTGTAAAGTTCCTTAGCAGCAGCAGAGTAGTCTCCATTGAAGTACTTGTAAGCATAGATACTAAACGGAGTCAAAGGGCTCTCATGAGGGTAAATTGTGGCCGTGGTGAAGAGATAACACAGTCCAGTATCCTTGTATATAAATCCATGCAAGGCATCCTTAGAATTAGTTTTTCTTATCACTATTCGGTCGGTCAAGTGCTTGACTGCGGTAAACTCATTTGCAATCAAGTCCAAGACTCTGTTTCTCTGATTGTAATCCTCCCAAGGGGTCAATCCGCTATACTCTGTATTTTCCACCTTGACTTCCACCTTGGCTTCATCGTAGTGGAAGTATCGGCATAGGCTAAACAGAATGTCTCTCTCCTCTTCTGTAATCTCCTGGATTTGCTCATAAGACATCTCCGATACTTGGTTGTCATAGATATAGATATACCCGCCCGTGCCCCTAGTTTCAATTAAGGCTTGAGAATGTCCCTTTAGAGTTGCAAGCTTTCTGTTACCTTCGACTTTAGAGCATCTATATATAATATGATAACCTGAGTTTATAGTCTTATATATAACAAACTTTCTATTAAAGTCATCAATATGATCAGATATAAAAGACACAAACTCACCCCAAAACTTCTTTCCGTCTTGGATAGTCGGAAACACCTTTAAATCTACATCTATACACTCAACATTATAATAACCTGTTATAATACCATACCCTTTTGTCTTGGCTTCGAGCTTCTCTAATTCTGACTTTTCTATCTTTTTTGTCTGGTACTCCTTCCATAAAATCAGAGGCTTTTTACCCTCCGATATGGGCATTACGCTGAACCCTGAGTTCAGTAAATTGATTGCTCTTCCTAGCGTTACATTCATTTTCGTGTTTTACAAAGGTTTATAGAAAAATGGCATTTTTGGGCAAAAAAGTGTACACAAGTTTACACTTAGTTTACACCTAGTGTAAACCCCCCAAAACCCCCTATACTCTCTAGATTCGCAGATTTTAGGCCGTTTTTTGCCCTAGGTTTACAAGTTTACACTTTTTTTTAGAATATATTTTTTTTGACTAGGTGAAAATTTATTTTTTTTCAATTTTGCCAAAAAGTGTTCAAAGTGTTCACTTATTGCGATTGAAGCCAATGGAGGCCGATTTTGGTTTACACTTAGGTGTACACTTAGTGTAAACTAGTGTACACCCTCCTTCTTGGCTTTTCGCACCCAATGTGAGACTCTGTTGTAGTCTAGATTTAGCTCCTTTGCTATGTCGCAAGTCCTTCTGTTTTCCGCTACCATATTCTCTATTTGTCTAACTATTTTTATAGATAAGCCTTGGAGTCTTCTCTCTTTGGTGAGCTTTAGAATTTCACATATATGATAGTATTTTACACCAGTCATATACATAATTTCTTTATATGATATACCTTTCTTATATAGTTCTAGTACCTGATTGGCAGACTTCAAGTGAGAGCAAGTGTTCTTGGCTCTCTCGTTGGTCAACAGATACTCTTTGTATATATAATTATTAACTAGGTGCTTACTAATATTCATAATAGTAGCTATATTCTTATTCATTACTTTAAGCTTATATAGCCTAACTATCTCGTCTTTCTGTTCTTGAGTTAATGATGTCATTTCTTTCCGTAGGTTTCTTCGTAGTAATTATGTCCGCTCTCATAGGTCTTGACTGCATAGAACCAAGCACCTTCTCTGTGGGCCTCTGCAATCTGCTCTCTCTCCTTGTACTTAGCTATCTCTAATACTTCCTTGGAAGACTTTCCATCATACCATGTGGAAGTTAGTTGCTCATGCAACCATTCTACTGCCGTCTGCTTCATATCGCCATTCCGTTTAAATACTCTCTACACTCCAATACCTTAGCCTTAGCCATCTCAATGACCTGGGGATCGTACTCTATATCAAACTCCTTAATTCTGTACTTATCTTCCACATGAGAGTAGCTCACTGGCTCCTCGTAAGTCAAGAACTCTGGGGTGTCCTGGAGAGTGTAGACCAACTTGGCCTTTTTTAGGCCTGTCAGGTGCATATAAACCTGGAGTTGATAGTAGTATCCCATGTCGGGAGTATCGTCAAACAGAGGGAAAGTAAAGCAGTCCCACGAGGTTTTAAAGTCATAGACTATACCCTCGTGAAAACAATCGGGAGTACCTGTAAAGAAATCATCTTCGAAGTGGTCTAAGTTCTTAATCATGAAGTCCTTGTTCGTAGCTACCGAGTAAAACTCGATAGCCGTATCTTCTAATGCCAATCCCTTTTGGATGTACTTACTCTTAATCTGCTTCTTTACTCCGTAAATCTGCTCCTTGTACCAATCCTCTAGGTAGCTTTTAGTTGTCTGAGACAATGATTCTGTTTTACTCCGTGCGTTAGTCATCAATTGACCAAGGGCACTTGCTCTGCATTTAAAGTTCATGATAATAGAAGTTTTTCGTTTTGTGCTGTAAGAATATAAACCGACTTAATTTGCTCTAAGGTCACCTTGCCATTGGCTAAAGAATCCTTTGCTCCTTGCCACTTAACATGAGATGGAGTTAACTCCTCTTTTTTACCACCATGATCGTTGGTAGAATCAGGGTCTTTTGTATCGTCTATGAGGAAAAGCCCATTCAATGCATACTTTCGCGCATACGAGGAGGAGCTACCAAAACTCTGAGCCACATCCATACCCTTGCGGTTGATGTCGATGCCTGCCTGGGCAGTAACTGCTCTGCCTTCAGTTCTGCCTTCTTTGTCTACCTGTATTGCTGCGGTAGCTTCTATAAAGACAAGACCTCCTACTTCTTTCACCTCGTCTTCAATAGTCAAGGTGCATTCATACTTCAATAGCAAAGGCTTTACCGCTTCCAAGATATCCTCTACGGATCGGTACTTGTACTTGCCAAATGCATTAAACTGGTTCTTTGGAGCTTTAAGCTCGTTTTGAATTAGAATTAGTTCTTTCATCGTTTTAAGTGTTTATATTTTTCTAGTGTTTTCATTTCTGCGTATCGGTAACTAATCTCATCCCAATACATCTCGAAGGTTTTAAGAATCTCTATTTTTTCACTATGGGGTACTTCCCCAAAGTTCTCTAGTATCCATTGCTCAATTTTTTCCTCTACCATTGTTAATCCAGTTAGTTGATACAAATAGAACCCATTGATTGCCTAATCTCTTGGGAGGATACACCCATTCCTCAGGCCATACACCAGAGCGGATAATCTGGTGAACCCTTGTAGATTTTTCGGTAAAGCCCCGTAGTACACCGTACTCGGTAGCAGTCATCATTTCGTAAAGCATTGTCTTACATTGGCTTCTAGTTGTTCAACAATAAAAGGATCAAGGATGGCACAGATAACCCGATAGTGGTCTGTAAACCGCTCGTTGAGGTCATCGTACAACTCTAGGGTAAGGGACTTCCCATTGCCAAAGAATAGGTCTAGGACAATGCCTTCGTTTTGGAAGGATTCGAGTTCAAGGCTAAAGCCCGACTGCTCAAGAATAAAGTGGTGATCTTTTAACATTGTGTTTGTGTTTAAGTGATTAATGATGCTAAGGTACAAGAGTCTGCACAACAAATGCAAGTGAATTATAAAATTTATTTTGTTTTACACTAAGGGTAATATCCTGGGCTGAATGGTTTTGTTTTACACTAACACCCCAGGTGGTTTTGTTTTCCACTATGGAGTTGAACCGGTTCTGTTTTACACTATGGCTATTTTTCCGCCATGTTTTACACTATGGGTCAATCCGCCATGTTTTACACTATGGGGTATGGGTGGGCCGTGCCCATTCGTGCCCGTTCGGGGCCGTGCATGGCATGGCAACCTTGCGACCTAGAAAGGCAAAGGATGGCATTTTTAAGCCGCTGGTTGAACGATATATTTTTTTGAGTGGTGTTACATAGGCAAAAATTTGAAGGTCTTAAATGGGCTTAAAATAGGCTAAAATTAAAAGGTTGGTACTGATCCTACAAACTGTCTAAATCAATACCCGCATATTTTTTTCTATATGAGTAGTAATCCCTTTTCAATTCTTTAGAAATAGTTTTATTTTCTTGAAACCATTTATCTATTATTTTTTGAGACTCTTTCCATTCTAATCTAAACTCAAAGACCTCACCCATTGCAGTCCTTTTAAAAGCAAAAAAATCATTTATGGTATTGTCAATGTCTTTAATCATTGGATTCAAAGTTTCTTCCTTGAAGATGGAATAATACTCTTGTTCCAATCTTGTCCAATTGTAGTGAAAATCTCTATCGTAGAGATAATGCACAATTCCACTTTTAATTTGTTCAATGAGTTTTTCTTCTGTCCAAGTTCCAATTATATGACAACTTCCTATTGCAATTTGAAAACGAGTGCCGACTAAGTCTTGGAATTTTGTTGATTTTTTTTCCATTGTGTTTTTCTTGTTTATGGTTAAGACAAAAGGGGGAATAAATCCCCCCAATTGTTTCGGCTATTAAAGCCTCCTCGGTTAACCTTGTTTAGCAGACTCCCAATGTTGCTCAAGTTCTTGGTAAGAGTCGAAAAACCTTTCAGCATCTGTCTCATCGTCATAAATTATAAACTCGACATCTCCACCGACTAGGCTTGCAATGGTTACACCAATTTCAAGGTATAAATAAACATAACCCGAATTAGGATTAAATCCCTCCTCTAAGATTTCAACGCAAGAGAAATTCTCAGCGTAAGCCATCCAAACTTTTGATTTTCCGACTGCCTCACAATAGGCAAATGATTTCTGATTGTTCATGTTAGTAAGTGTTTAAATTATTGATTAATTTTTTTTAATAGTTCATTTCGGAAGTGTTGGTTTTCCGTTGGGTCGCCATACTCTTCGCTATCCCACCCTTTTCCATCGAGAAACCTAATAGCATACTCTTGAGCAGCCTCCAAAGTCAAGGGACTAATGCACTCGTCTTCGCACTCCTCATCTCGGTAAACTCCGTTTCTGTCATAGTAGCACAAAAAGTTTATTACTTGTTGTCTCGACATTTTTAAAATGTCAAATTCATCAACCTCATTAAAAGGCTTTATGAAATTAGAATCGCAAAGAATAAAAATGCCATTGTCCATAATGTCGAATAAATTTCCTTGTGTAACAACATCGGCTATAATCTTCTCCGCTTGTTCATTTGTTGCACTGTACTTTTTAGTTACTAGGCTTCTATGAAACAAGTATTCAGTGTAGAATCCCTTGGATTTCAAAAACTCTTTTGCAATTTCAATAGTTAGATTTTCCATTTTTTTAGTAGGTGTTAAAACATTCATCAAGATAATTTTCTAAGGTATCAAAACTCTTCTCTGAGGTCTCAACCTCAAAGTCCATAAAGTGAATAGCCATTACTCTGCCATCAATTAAGTGCAAAAACAAATGAGTAAAACCTCCGCCCGAATGGTACGAAATGCTTTTACTATGAGGAGTTTTCTTTGCCAACTCAAAGCCTTTTGCGTGGTTTTCATCGGGAAACCATTTCATTAGCCATTCCATATTCTCTTCTAGTTCCATGCTTTAAAGTAGTTTAAGGCCTAACATATAGCCAAGGATAAAAATCGGGATTAATGCCACGATATAATAAATTACAAGTCCGATGGCTTTCAATGTTTTTTTCATTGGTTTACTGGTTTAGGGGTTAGGAAATAAGTAAGGGCGAAAATTAGGATTGTTCCGCTGCAAATGATGATTAAATCTGTCATGTTGTTAAGGGTTTTGGTTAAACATTTACCAAATGTACAAAGGTTTGTATTAACTACAAGGGAATTGTAAGATATTTTTTAATGATTAGTATATTTTTTTTAGATTACCTTTAAGGCTGAATAATCACTTTATTTCAGTTTTACAAACTTTTGTAGGGATATGGGGAAAAATGGAGGTGCGAGAGAGGGGGCGGGAAGAAAGCCTAAGATTATGGAGGTTAAACTCATTGAACAAATGGATGCGTTGGCAGCACCTCAGCAGATATGGGATGCCTTGCTATACAAGTGCCAACAAGGAGATACACAAGCACTAAAGCTATGGCTTTCGTATCGGTTCGGATTACCCAAGCAGCAGATTGATCTGACAACTAATGGAGAGAAGATTGCACCACCTATTCAATGGATTGGCAAGAGTATTGCCATCGAGAATGCGAAGATAGTCGAGGATGAAGATGAAGCGTTGGCACTCCATGACCTGGGCGACGAATAAACTATGTATCAATATGTTACAGAAGGGGGGGGGAGGTATGTTCGTGAGTGTACGGCAACCGGTTGGAAAGTGGATTTCCCCAATTAACTAATTTACCCTAGGGGGGGGGTATGTTTCTGAGTGTACAGGAATCAAACGGAAAATGGAAATCCCTAATTAATTAATTTAGCTATGATTCAACTTTTAGACGATTACAAGCCATTATTCTATGAGCAGCCTGACACGAGGTACTATTTGATTACTGGAGGGAGAGGAAGTGGTAAATCGTGGACTTTGGCACTATTCTTACTAAATCTAACCTATGAGAAGGGTCATGTGATTCTTTTCACTAGATACACCTTGGTATCTGCGTTTATTTCGATTATTCCAGAGTTCTTGGATAAGATTGAGATTATGGGGAAGATGAATGACTTTGATGTGACTCAGAGTGAGATTATAAATAAGCTGACAGGTTCTAAAATTCTATTTCGTGGAATAAAAACTAGCTCAGGAGTAAACACGGCAAATCTGAAGTCGATTGCTGGGTTGTCGACATGGGTAGTGGATGAGGCTGAGGAATTGACAGACCCTGAGATATTTGATAAGGTGGACTTGAGTATCAGGGCGAAGGATGTTTACAACAGAGTTATATTGGTGATGAACCCCTCGTACAAGAGTCATTGGATTTATAAGGACTTTGTAAAGAACAAGAGAAAGGATACGACTTACATCCACACGACTTACTTGGATAATAAGATTAACCTGAGTGAGTCGTTTGTTCAGGCTGCTGAGAAGACCAAGCGAGAGAATAGGGCTAGATATGACCACTTGTTCATGGGCACTTGGTTGGATGATGCGGAAGGGATGTTGTGGAACAGGGCGATCATTGGAAAGGCGAGGGTTGATGAAGCTCCGAACTTGAAGCGGATTGTGGTTGCTCTTGATCCTGCGGTGACTGCGAACATGAATAGTGATGAGACAGGTATCATCGTGGTTGGAAAGTGTAAGGAAGGGTTTGGGTATGTGTTGGAGGATTTGAGTGGGAAGTATTCTCCGAACCATTGGGCGAAGATTGCAAACGATGCAGCGTTCAGGTGGAATGCGGATTGTATTGTGGCGGAGAAGAACCAAGGAGGAGACATGGTGGAGGCTGTGTTGAAGGCTCAGGGGACAACCACGAGGATTAAGCTAGTTTCTGCTACCAAGGGTAAGTATGTGAGAGCGGAGCCTGTGTATTCGTTGTATGAGAAGGGTCAGGTGTACCATGTTGGGTCGTTCCCGTTGTTGGAGAGTCAGATGGTTACCTTTGATCCTGATAAGGGGAAATCTCCCGATAGAGTAGATGCATTGGTATGGGGATTGACTGAGTTGATGGTCAAGAACCGAAGTAATGGGTTCGTGTTGATAAAAGGAAAATTATTTAGGTAAAATTAGTACTTTTACAAAAAAGTGAGATATAGATGAATCTACTGAAAGCGTTTAGAACTAAGGATGCAGGTTTGCCTGTGGCTTTGCAATGGCAGTATATTAAGGGAGTATGGATGCCTTATGATGCAAAGGATGGTATTTACATTGATAAAGCGTATAAGGCTATCCCTGTTGTTCAGTCAGTAGTTTCTAAGATAGTAGAGAAGAGTGC